TCGACCCACGAGATGGCGCTAGCGAACGCAAAGCCGGCGATGATGGCGTTGACGGACTGAGCCTCGACCTGGAGAGCGACGGAAGAGAGAGTGGAGGCCATTTGTTACTAAGTAAGCCGAAAATAATCATGCGCCTCTCGTGGATCCCAGCCCTGTATTTCAGGGTTAGGATCTGGGTCTTCGAAATTGTCCTGAAGTGGGGTTCGTTCATAGGACTCTGGGCCGTCTTCGTCCTCGTATTCCTCTTCTGAGAGTATCACGGAGTACTTGGGCTTTTGTTCTTCTTCGTCATCTTCAGACTCCAAGTCCATCTACTAATCTTGGCGCTGTTTGTCTACTGCATTTTTTAGCGCACGCTCGGCGAGGGTCTCGGGCTCCCACTCATCCCAGGTATCAGCACATTCGTTCATTTTCCGGGCCACCTCGTCTTCTGTGCCCTCGTAGCGAGTCCATACCAATTCTGAATCTGAAACGGTTTCCCAAGAGCCCGAATCGCTACCCGACTCGTCCTCGTCCTCGTCCTCGTCCTCGTAAACCTCGGGGTACAGGGTGCCGAGGTGCTTGCCTGCGACGTTGCGTGCGGCGAACATGAGGCCAATTCGCATGTCGTCACCCTGGACACAGTCACGGCCGGCCGCCTTGCAGTAGTGAGCGGCCAGAACAACGGCTGATTCCATAACGGGTAGAAAGATGTCCATAGCCGCCTCCTCCATTTACGAGATGTAGTTTTTAAATATAACGTCAGCCGTCGCGTTTCCAACCACCAAGAAGTTGTAGCTCAGGGCATAGACCGTGATGTACCTATTGGCTGTACTTGCATTCAGACCCAGTACCAAGTTCTTCTGATCTATTCTTGAAAAATTTACATGTCCGGTTGGTTCATCCGATTCTGGGTCGAGACTAAACGAGTACATGTAAAACAGGTACTGTGGAATTCTAGTATGAAATTCAAGAGCCTGTATATTTCTGAGGAAAATTGGGGTGCCGACATCGGCTGAGATTCGGTCCGTAGAGTTGAAAAACATGACCAAGTTACTGAGCTGGTCGGTCGACCCGTTGGCCACATTGCTGTAGTCGTATCCTGAGGACGAGTCGTTCTGGATGGTCAAGTACATTTCCTTTACTGAATTGATGATGGTCAAGGGGCACGTGAGGGCGTTGACGCCTTGGGGTGCGAAAAACTCGTTCTTCTGGAGTTGTTCGAATATGTAGAGAAGGGGTTTGGACTGGATGAACTGAACCTCTGGTTCCGACAGGTACGTGTACTCGATGTCGAGGCCAACGTTGAGAGAAGGCGAGATGGATATGGCCGGGGACGTGAATACCGTCGAAGGACGGAGACCTAGCCTGATCGTAACGTCCTCCTGAAATGCACAAATTGGTAGGCCCTTTTTTAGGATCGAAAAGGGTAAGGGCACCGTATAGGTCGATGCGGCGGCCGAGGTCCCCTTGCCGATGAGACTGGTCAGGGCTCCTTGCTTGCTCTGAGGCACCTCGAGGTCCCATTTCATGGCCAAGAACTCACCCCAGAATCGCTCTATGAGACGGGGACCTATGTAAAGCTCGACGTAGTCGATCATGAGAGTCCCGACCGAATCACGGACAACCGATGCACCGAGTTGCGCCACGGGAAATTCAATTTTGAGATACATTTTTGAAATGAGATCACCCGACCGAGGCAGGATTGAGTAAGACTCGGCGCCAAAGTACACGTGATTTGCCTGAAAATTGACTGAATCGACACGCTGTGCGAATGACGTGTGACCTTTGTACCGCTCGACGAAGTACGTCACTTCGGGCTCACCGCTCAGGATCACATCCTCTTTGCCTAGGGCGGCTAAATTGGCTCGAGCGGCCATTCCTAGTAAAAGGGGAGAACTTATTTAGCCCGAATTGAACATGAGGCCGGCCAGGCCGTTTTCAAACCGCAAGACGGTGTGACTCACGAAGGCCAGGCGGAGCTGACGATTCTGTATGTTGGTACTTGTGTTCACAGTCAACAGGGCCTGTTTGATTCGACTAAAGTTCACATAGCCGGACGGTGCGGCATTGCCTGGGTTCGTACAGAACGAATGCATGTAGAAGTTTCGCGTAGGGAAGTTGGGATAGTGATTGAAAGGCTCGAGGGACCCTAGGGACACTGCGTCGTTGGTCGATGTGCTCATGGCCTCGTATCCATTGAAGCTCAGACCGATACTCTGAAGCCCATTTCCGCTGTAATCATAAGGAAGGGTCCCGTCAACTTGAATCACAAAGAACATCTCACGGATCGGATTTCTGAAATCGAGGTTGAACACACCCGAGGTGAAATTGCCCGGAAGTCTAAATGACGCGTATTGGAGCTGTGTTATAACCTGTTCGACACGACTATTACGGAACCAATTGATTTCGGGTTCTGAAAGGTACACGTACTCTGTGATGATCGTCGCATCGATTGTTGGGTTCACGACGCTTGTGACCGCGGTCAAATTAGAAAAGGTATTGAAGTTGACGTGGATCTCCACATCTTGACGTTCCAGAGACACGAGCGGGATCGAGAGTTCGGGTCGGTTGAAGAAATAAAAAGGCAAATTGAGGTAGTATGTTCGGGCGGCGAGGATCTGCGTCGCCGTGTCGCCCTTGCCCACGAGGAGTTTAAGAGCCGGCTGATTTTCGTATGAGATGTTCAGGTCATTCCACAAATCTATGTATTCCCCCGTGAGCGTCTCGATGCTTTGACCACCAATCTTGAGTTCGGCCGACTTTACGACCAAGGTTGCGACCGAGTCGTAGTAATTGAAACTCGGCGCGGTCGACGTTTTGGAAGAAAGGGGGTATACCGCCAAGAAGGTGTTCGAAAAGAGATTGGGTGCGACGGTGGTCCCGTTCGTCGTGAGGCTGATGGAGTATCTGGCGGCAGTATTCGAAACCCTAAAAGGCACATTGATCGTGTAAGGCGGGAGCATACCGAGTGAAATGGGCCAAGTCACGTTTCCACCGAGAGTGTCGGACACGGTCACGGAGGTGACCTGGTCCGCGGTGCAGATAGCCCCCGTCACCGTGTACATTCCGACGTTGCTGAAACTCAGCGTATTGGCCGTCGTGATGTTCGAGATGTTGAAGACGTTGCCTAGGGTGGTAAATTCTGTTGTAATTTTGAGCGGAGATTTGAGGGTCGTCGTGCTCGGCCGCAACATGATACCGTTGTAGGGCAAAACGATACTCGATGCAGTACTAGCTGTGGCCGTACCGATCTGACTGATGATGAAGAATGTGTTATTGAGCATGACCGTCGCACGAGCCTGACCCGTCAGGACCAAGTTCACAGCGGGCTTCGTTCCAGCCGTCCCGTTGAAGGCTTTCGTGAACACGACTCGGAACCACGTGAATTCACTCGCACCAGAAACCGTGACGGTCTGATTCACACTGGTGAGGGTCGTGGGGCCGTTGAGAATTGTCCATCCGGAGTTGGTGTCGACGCTATTGCCCAGAATGTAGCACTCACCTGGAGCCAGGTCAGCACTTGGTGAGGTTATCTTCACCGAAGTGAGGATTATATTGACCGGGGAACCCAACTCCAACCACTCGCCGTTGATGGGCGTCACGGGCGCGGCGGTCGAAACTCCACCCAAGTAACTGAAAGACGGGCCTGAGGTCGAATATAGACCCGGAGTGGACGCCTGCCAGTAATCACCCGTCTTGAACCCTTGCCAGGCTTGCTGGGTCAAGCTTTCAGTACTCGCGTTCATAAGGAACTGACCCAAGTGCGTCTGGACGGTCCATTGACGAGTCGCCCCTTGACCGGTCGGCTGCGCGCTCGGGAAGTTCTGGGACGACGTCAAGTTGTTGGCGGTCGCGACGTTGATATAGTAAAGCCGGGCAGTATCAGACGCATTCACGGGCATCGAAAATGTGAATGTCGGGTCGCGACCTTGGGCCGACATGTCGTACGTGTAGAGGGTGTTCGCCCCCTCCATCAGCTGGACGTTCGAGACGTAATTCGAGTCCATGTAGATCGTGCCGGTGACGAGCAGTTGGCCCGTGTTGTCGATGACGAACTTGTTGGAACCGTCCGTTGCGAATGTTGCGAAACCCGAACCGGTATTAACAATGTTCGAATAGAAAGGGATGGTCGTCGAACCGGTCGACGTCAAGGCGACACCCGGGCCGTAAGGGGAGCTAATGGACATGTAGTAATCAGCCTTGTTGATTGAGATGTACGAATTGGCGACGAAATTGGAACCCGTGCCCGATGCATAGACATACACGTTCGAACTCGTGTCCGTAATGTTCATCGGAAATACGGTGGGTGTCGAAGGGTTGGTGGACACGCGCCACGGGTACGAGTACGTGAAACTGACGGGGGCAGGAACGCCATCACCTACTGAACTTCCCCACGCGACGTTCGAGACCGATCCCGAGTCCATTCCTAGACCGACACGCATGATGTAAAGGCCCGTCTCTGTGAAGTGAATGCGCCCCCCCGAAGTCACCGAGAATAGAGAGGTCGAGTCGTAGTTGGTCCATCTAAAAATTCCACCATCCGAACCGAAGTTGATATAGCCAGGTATTGGAGCAGGCAAGGACTGATTTAGATTCAAAAATAGACCCGGGCGCGCAGGTGGGTCGGGCAATCCTGTACCTGGGTTGCGCAACCATCCCGACTGCTCGAGTGTAAAGTCCGATGCGCGCCCTGTCGGCCCCACGTTGTAGATGTAGTACGTGTTGCCGCCGGCGGTCACTTGGCCGTTAGCGTTTCTTGGATCGAGCCCCCAGAAGACGCCAACGTTCGTTTGATTCGCCGTGTATGTCCGTACCCATACGTTGGTCACGTTCGAAAAGGCGAATTTGTTGGTCCCGGCTACGTAGGCTACGTTGGGCTTGAAAACTCCGGCCGTTCCCAAACCGTTCAGCCAGCTCGTCTGGTTGAAAGTCGAGTACCAATCGATACCTGAAAAGGGGGCGACATTGGCCAGGGTATAATTTCCATTGAAAACAAGGGTCGCGGCGTTGGAGACGCTAGGTGGGATCGGCCAGTACCAGTCGGTTCCGGTCGTCTTGAGAGCCGGAAGGGTCACCTTGAGCATGAGAGATCTGACCAGGTCTCCTTTTGGAGGAATGCGACAGATGTGATTCTGGCCGTAAGAGATTTTTTGATCCAAAAATGGGATGTCGTAAGCTTCGAGGACGAAAGGTGTGTGTCGGCGGTACACGCCCAAGAAGTACGTCACTTGGGGCTCGCCTGTGAGATAGGCATCCTGCTGCCCAATCGCTGCCAGCTGAATGTATCCAGCCGACATCTCTAGTAGAGGAAAACATTGTTTTCCGTGCGCCCCAGCACAACTCAAAAAAGGCGCCCCAATTACAGGATGAGTCTTCAGCTCAAGAAATTCGACCCGAGCTCTATGGGTGATGATAAGGTTTGCGTATTCATCGGCAAGCGTGGAACAGGCAAGTCGACCCTCGTCACGGACATTCTGTGGCACAAGAAGCACATGCCGGCTGGAATCGCCATGTCGGGCACGGAGGATGGTAACGGACACTACAAGCAGTTCATTCCTGATCTCTTCGTCTATGCAGACTACAATAAGGAGGCTATTGAGAAGCTCATAGAGCGTCAAAAGCGCCTCGTGAAGGTCATGGGCAAGGATAGGACCCCGGCCGTTTTCTTGCTCATGGACGACTGCATGTACGACCGGGCCTTCATGCGCGACACGTGCATCCGCCAGCTCTTCATGAACGGTCGCCACTGGAAGATCTTTTTCATGATGACGACCCAGTACTGCATGGATATGACGCCCATGATCCGCACAAACGTCGACTACGTGTTCGCTCTGCGAGACAACGTCCGCCAGAACCGTGAGAACCTCTACAAGGCGTTCTTTGGTGTGTTTCCTACGTACGACATGTTCGGCCAGGTCATGGACGCTTGCACCGAAAACTACGAGTGCCTCGTCCTCGACAATACAGCCAAGTCCAACAAGATTACAGATTGCGTCTTCTGGTACAAGGCGCCGATCCGCCGAAACTTCCGGGTCGGTGGAGAGGCGTTCTGGCAGTATCACCAACGCTTCTACAACCCCCGGGCGGCCCAGGCTGGTCCTGCACAGGCGGCACCGCGCCCTCGTGGCTCGACCATGCTTGTTGTAAAAAAGTCAAAATGAATTTCCTCTTAAAATTCAATGAACTCGTACGATCCAAACGGGGCTGACACCATGTCCACTCCCATCGAGGAAGTCGCGACCCCGAAACAGGAAGGCCCCCCGACCGGACTGTTGAAGTTCGCGCCGGAAAAAAACGTTGACGAATCTCAAATGGCTGACTTTTCCACTCCGATTGAGGAAGTTATGCAGGGTCCGGGGGGCATGATTCAGGATGAGGTTATGGGCCCGCCCATGCCGACCCAGGGCAACAAGAAGACGGCGCGCAAGTCCGAGTCCAAGGGCGCTTCCAAGAACCCGTTCGGTATGACTGACGAGCAGTTCACGGCGGCCATCGCTGGTCTGGCTGCAGTGATTGCATTCTCCAAGCCCGTTCAGGGCAAGCTGAGCTCTATGGTCCCCAAGTTCACGGGTGACTCGGGTGACCTGTCTCTGACGGGTATGGCCGTCAGCGCCATCGTGGCCGCCATCGTGTTCTACTTTGCGAAGCAGTTTCTGGGGGACAAGGCCTAGAGGCCCGTCTGTAAAAAAAAAGCTTATAATATGGCATCCCCAGGAAGTCTGTTCAAGACCCCACCAGGTATGCGCATGTCTCCCGGTAAGAAACGCGTACTTTACGGACCTGCTCCTAATCTCAAATCGGTCCATTCAGCCCTGACCCGTGTCTCGGCAGCCCTTGCCGAATCCAGAAACCTACACAGCAGGATGATGAACGCTGCTGTGGCTAAACGCAGATTACACGCACGCCACCAAACCCTTGTGAACAAAGAATTCAGGAGTCAGTACGCGATGAATCAACTTCAGACCAAGTCATACCCTAATAAAGAAGCCAGACTCAGGTACGCGTCGAGGGAAATTCAGAAGATTCAGAAAGAAATAAACGCAATCATTTCAAATAGACGCAATGCCGACAGAAAAAGTAACAAACTCGTCGCCGACTGGGAAAAATCCAAGAAGCGTTACTTTCAACTCGCGCGGCGCGTCGTCCGCATCAACGGAACTCGGAACCTGAACACCTACCCTCTCACGCACGGAGAAATTCAAGCCGTTCGAACCATTGGTACATTCGCCAAGAACATGTCCGCGGCTCGACGCACTGTGCGTCACCTGCCGCTCCCGCAGAATATGGGGATGTCGATAGTGCGATCAATGGCACGGCGTTGACTTTAGGCCGTCAAGAGACCGAGGGGTCCTGCGGGACCTCCCTCAGTCTCGTATAACCTCCCCACAGTACTTGCGTTCACCCTTGGCCTCGTAGAGGCCCTTGTCTATGCAGATCATCTTGAGCTTCTTGAAATTCTCCCAAAATTTGTCCGTGTGATCGTACTCGGGCACCGACATGTGCGCCACCTCATGGATGAGCACGTACATCGCCGAATTTACATCGCCTCCATCCAGGCAGATGTAAATCTCGTATCCCTTATTGACGTTCGAACCAATGACTCCATCCTTTTTTCCCTTGATTCCCGTGATTATGGACGGTTTGAGTACAGGGATCCACATGGGATCCTTGGTCTCCCTGAGAATCTCGAGCATGGCCCAGTACCGCTTCTTGAGCTCGGTGAGCATTTCAGGTTCCTTGTTGAATAGCACGGCTATCAAGATCAGGACCTTGAAAAGTCCGGCGGCCAAAATCCCCTCTGGAGTGATGACTGCGTCCATCTACTACTCTAGTGAGATCTTTTTGAAAACGAATTTCGAGTACAAATCAGACACGAGTCCATTGGGTCTGGTCAGCATGGGTTCCCATACAAGTTTTTCAAAGCCCACCTCTTTTAGTTTTGAAATTAGTACCCGGGAGTCCAAGGTGGGTTCCTCCCGGCCACCATCCGCATAGAAGGGGCCATCGACCAACCTAACCAGAAGCCTCCTATTTCCCTTGGTCAGAGCAATTTCATTTCCAAATTGGTCCTTGAAGTGTCCGAACTGATCGACCATCCCCTCGGCCCTGGCGAGTTCAGGGGTTATGCCTAGCAGGAGGCCTCCAGGCTTGACCGAGAGGGCCAGGGCCTTGAGAGAAAGTTCGAGCGTCTCTGGATTCTCGAATATGTAATGCAAGGAGAAGTTATAGCAGACCACGTCAAACGGACCGGCAAACGCAGCCTGTCGGATGTCGCCCCGACCCAGGAACCATACACCCAAGTGCATGTCTAGGGCCCGTTTCTCCGCCTCTTGGAGAGACTCCTCGTCCGGGTCGATTGCGAAGATCTTAGCCTTGACGGCCTTCCACTTGTGCCAGTCGCCTCCACGACCACATCCACAATCCAGCACGGTCGATCCGGGTGGGACCCACTTTGTGATGAGTTCACGCTTACAATTGTTATGCAGTTTGCGAAGTTCTTCCATTGCGTATTTGGGCTTAAAAGATAAGCACTTGTTACTCTTATATGGGTTCTCTTGAGCAAGATTACCTGACGGTCCCAGGACAGCTTTTTGCTTGCATTTCCTTCGTCGGCCCTGAGCAGCCCCAGAAGAATGAGAAGCTCGGAATGAAGATTCGTGGTTGCTTCGCGACCCGTGACGAGGCAGCCAGCCACGCCAAGCGCCTTCAGAAGGAGGATGCGCTGGTAGATATCTACGTGGTTGATATGTACAAGTGGTTGCTGATCCCCCCGGATCGTGATCAGATCAATGACGTCCACTACCAGAACGACAAGCTCGAGGAGATTATGAGCAAGTATCGTGAGAACCAGTCGCAGGCCGCGGCGATGTTCGAGAAGCGCAAGCGCGACATGACGGCCAAACCGCTCTCCGGCTCCGACACGCCCTACATCGAGCCCGGGGACGAGAACAGCAAGTTCTACACCAAGCCCGACGTGCCCCCGATTCCCCACCCTGCGGACCTGATTGACGATCTGAAGAAGGAGTTTCCCGACATGGAGATGCCCGAGCTAGTGAAGCTGGCTGACGAGCGCGTCAGTGCCGAGATCGCCCGTCGCAAAGCTCTTGAGGAGGCCGAGGCAAAGGCACAGGCCACCATTCCCGAGGGTGACGAGACTGCCGAGGCTACGGCCTAGGTTTTTTTGCGAGCATAAATTAGTATAAATGATTTTCATTCTGTTGGCGTTCGTCATAGGTGTGATACTGGCCTACCTGGCCTATACCAACATCCCAGCGGCGCCGGCGCAAATATCTCAAACTGTTCCAGCGTACGACAACCAGTTTGAGGTATTCAGAGATATGGAGCCGGCCGATCAGACTCTTGAAAATTCATGGGTAGGTTTTTTGCAAGAAAATGTGCGAGCTGGCCGTACGGGTCCGATCGGCGACTTTATCGGGGCCGACTCCGATTCTGGAAAGGCTCCTCTTTTCTATTTTGATTCGATCCAGGAACCTGGAGTCATCGAAACCACCAAGGCGGTCGCTGGCCAGCTCGTCTCGAAGGTCATTCTTATGGACGATATAAAGGGTACCGAGACTGAACTCGGCCCAGGGACTCACACAATCACACCCACAACGAGCTCGATGAAGGTTTATCCTCCGTTGATCGTTGTGGCCGAGAACGCGGCGGGAATTAAACAGACTACCAGATATGTTGCTGGAAATGCAGTGAGCAACCTGACCCTCGACAAGGCTTACAAATTTACTAAAATTACACTGAGCGTACCTTCCTAACTCTTGATCACGACCGGGCGCATATTCACAAGAAGGGCCCCGATGATGATACCCAGGAGCACAAGCGCCATCGGATTTCCCTTGAGGCTATCGAAAACGTCAGCCTTGGGAGCGGTCGCCACGTCCCGTGGCTCGTCGTCCTGCATGTAGTGGGGAGGAGGGCGCTGGGGCCACTCACTTTCGGACGGGGCGTTTCTTGACTGGGGTTCGTTTTGCTTTAGGAACGGGAGGTTCTCCATCACTACTACCCTCTTCGTCACTCTCGCTTTTATCTGGTACGACGAAGCCATCCAAGTTGCCGTCGTCATCTGCATCTTCCTCATCATCTTCCTCATCTGAATCATCATCGATCACGTCTTCGTCGCACGTGTCCGACTCGTGAGAATCGTACTCGGCGTCAGAGTAGTCGTCCTCGACCTGTTCTACAGGCTCATAACGGACCGGAGGCTTGGAGACGCGACCTGAGCGCGTCCGGGGCGGCTCACTGGTCGCCACGAAGTCTGGGGAATTTGTCGGGAGGGACATCTTCTGCGTAGTCTTTGGTCGTTTCGTTTAAGTACTTGGGGAAGAAGTACAATCCACGGGCCATTGCATTTTGGTTCAACATGTATTCACCTTCGTAACCGAGTTCGGCTGCGATGGTCTGGAGCTCCTCTGCGTAATTAGAGTCATCGGAACGCTCAACAAAAAGACCGAGATTCCTGATATTCTCGATGGCTGCATAAAGGGCCGCGGCCGACTTGTCGATGCTGGCCGTTCCCAGGTGAAACTCGAACGTCTTCATGTTCAAAAGAAACTCCTTCCATGTGGCTTCGTCGAGACCCGAGTACACATGGACGCGCTTTTCATAAGCGACAAACCGACGACCTTGAGACATTGGGAAAAACATCCATAAGAAAACTGCCAGTAGGACTACCCACAATAGCAACATCTTTGAGTTGCTCTACTAATGATGGCGAAAGAATATGTTCAGTGCCCTTGAACTCAGCGCATTCTTCGTCGAAACAGCGCTGATGGATCCGCCCGTCCCACACAGAGAACCAGATGTGATTCGATTTGTGCTCAGCCCTTATCCGTTCGCAAAACTTGGAGTCCGTCTGGACAAACCACCCGTCGTGCTCGTGCCTCTGAACCTTCTTGACGCGCGCACGCCGCTGACCCATCATGTACTGCTGAATGTACTCCTCGAGGGGCTCAGTCTGCTCGAGGACCTCCTGGGGTCGCACCTCTTCGCTCGTCCTGACGGCAAACAGAGCCATGATATCGGCACTCGGCTCCTTGGAAAACTCGCGCGTGAAGGTCCCGTCGGCCCCCGTACCGCGCCACGGCAAGTACGGGTCTCCACTCGGCTTCTTGTGGGACCAGAGCATGCGAAGGCCTGACCCTCCATAGACTGACGCATCGACCACTTTGTCCCAATCAAACTCGTGGTACCTGCTCAGACCTAGAATGATTTTTGTTCGTAAATTCATAGCCTGAGTCCGAGTCACGATGAGATCTGGCCAGTGAATATGGACACCAGATTTGATACCCTCTTTGACTGGTCGAGGAAATGCCCGAGCAATGAGACACTGACCTCCGTCCACCTCTTCAGCAATTATGGAACAAAATTGGATCAGATCTTCATCCTTGAGTTTTTCCTGAGCCTTGTAGTCGAGGTCCACGAAAAATTTAAACAGATCAGTCTTCTGTTCGACCACATACAATTTTGATCCTAAACTGATGAGGTCCACACAAGACTGATAGAACTCATGAGTGTCTTCAGTCGGCACGGATAGTATTCCACCGTCCATGAGGACATGGGTAGCGGGACCGCTCGGGATCCGCCACCTGTCCATTACTTACTTACTCTTCGTCTGAACTCTCTAAGGTCAGGAACGCCCAGAATGGCTTGATCCGGTACGTTTTCTTTTTGGGCTCCGGAGGTGGCGCGGGCGCCTCGAGGGTCTTTTCAGCCACCGCAGCCTCCAGGGCCGCCTCAATCTTCTCAATTTCGTAACACAATTTACGAAGGGACATTTCACTCGCAAGTTTCTGAGGATCCGAACCGTCTGCCCTGAGGCTCGCGAGGATCGTCGCAAACTCGAGTTTTGAACGAGTCATCCTGTGCTAGTAAGTCCGCAGGACTTATTTAGGCGTAGCCTGCGCACTAGCCTCTCAAATTGAATGGAGTCTTATGGGTCCCAAGAGCCTGGGTGAACTCTGGGTTCCCTAAGACGTGCTGGCGAATCATGGGCCATAGATTCGAACGGCTTGCGATGTTCGAGAGCGGCTCGAATTTACAATCGTCATTCTCGTCGTAATTCTTGCGAAAAGGAACCTGGGCCCCTTCCATCTTGTCCTTTTCCTCGAGGAACCGCTTGACGATATGGCGGTGCTCGATCGACGTCATTGGCATGTCGAATATGTACACGTGGTATACGTTTACGACGTCGACCCCATCCTCGATGTCTCGTGGTTCAGGGGTATTCGTGATAAATTTGAAATAGGAGTAAGACCCCCTTTTCAGATTGATCATGCCTCGTGTTTCTTCCTCGAGTTCGCGAACCGCGCATCGAAGCGGGTTGTAGACCTCTCGTCGGCGACACCCGCCGGTAACGAACGTCCACTCTTTGTAGCGCCTGTCGTGCACTATCAAAAAGTGGGGAACATCATTCACCGTGCTCACTGGGATCGCTATCGCTTTGTGTCTCTCTCTGGGCAATCGGGTCGCCATGTTGACGCCTCTCTGATATTTCCGAACCAAAATATTTGGTGATATTTCCCGTACGAGGATTGTAGGTAATCAAAAACACGAGACCGAGCAAGAGTAGCCAATGCCACAATTGCATGTTACCCACTGGTACTGTCGAAGAAAAGATGTTTGACTGTAATCTCGCGGGTCGGCTGAGCAGTTATCCAATAGTCTATTATATTCTTGAGCCGTTCTGTCCTGACCTTCCATTCTTTACCGTTTCCTGAAAGAACCCCGTCTTTTTTGAAACAGCCTGGGACCGAGTCATACCTATCTGGGTTGAAACGTATCATGACCATTGGCCTGGAACCAAGACCTTGGAAAATAGCCATGAGTCTTTTATTATCACATGACGCGTCATATGCCCTATGCTGATTCTCGTCCAATTCGATTACTATTGTGTGACTTCCCATATCGAACACGAAATCGGGCCTGTAACGGTGACACTCGACGTGTTTATCGTGAACTATAGTCTTATCAGAATACTGAGCCTCTAGATACTCTTTGAGTTTAAATTCCCGCGTCTTGAAACAGGAGGGCTTGTCTGGAAACATATAGGCTGTGCACCTCGCACAGTACCCAGTACTTGAACCAGGTAGAATTATGTCACACATTGGAGTCTTGCATCTAGGGTTTTTGACGTCAACCATATCACTCGACTTATGCGCACTACAAAATAGACCTCGTTTCTGTCCTTTTATATTGAACACGGGGACGGTCCGACATCCTTCAGCGGCGCACCGGGCCGTCTTGACGTCGATCATTCCCTGTTCCTTGTGTGAACCACAAAACCGTGGTGGGTTTCCTTCGAAGTTAAAATTGCTCCGTTTAAAACACCCCTCGTGACCACATCGCAAAGACAGGACATCGACCATCTCCCTGATCTTATGTTCTTTACAAAAGATGCCTCGAGTTTCGCTAGGTAAATTATAGATGGGTTTGTGACAACAGCCTTCATGAGCACATCTGCGGCCGACGACGTTAACCATTTCAGGTGATCGATGTGTGGCGCAAAATTTCCCAGTGGGTTCTTCTGGAAGATTAAAACAGGGCTGCTTGGAACAGTCTGGATGGGCGCATTTATCACCACGCACAGCCACCATGTTCGGTTCTTTGTGATCCGCACAATACACGGGAACTTTCTCACCAGAAAAGTTGAAACTCGGTTGCTTACTGCACTTCTTACAAAGATATCGTCGTTGTCTTTCTGGGCGCCTGTCGTGGCGGCGACCTCTTTCCCGGCACTTTAGACAAGTTTTAAACGTTTTTTTATACTCATTGATGAACTGATCAATGGCTCTATCAATATGACAATGATTGCATTTTCGGGTATCCATGTTTTAGAGATGCTGGTATTTTTTATGCGGAAAAAAATTCAATTCGCGTAAAGCAATCCACCGAGTCCGTTCTGGATGCGGAGCACGTTATAGTTGACGGCGTACAGGTACGGCGAGGTGATGGCCTGGTTGGTCAGACCCAGCATACCATTGGTCAGCTGGGGATCGGTCACGAGGCGGAAAGTGTCCAGACGGGAGAAGTTGAGAGTACCGGTCGGCTGGAGCTTGGACGTGTCCAGGCAGTAGCTGATGATCGCCACGTTCGCCACCTGGTTGTTGTGCATGTAACCGAAGGGCGTGTTGTAGTAGTGGGCTGCGTCCGTGTAGGCCGGCAGGGAGCGGAACTCACCGACATCCACGCCGTTGATCTGGGTCTTGAGCACGTACCGAGAAGCCGCCACACTGCCCGCGCCGTTGGCGTAGATGGCCGGGTAGTTCGCCGCCGGGAAGGCCAGGAACTTGACGGGCTGGGCCAGAGCCAGCTCCTGGACTGGATTGGACAGGATGGTCACACGGTTCACCTGGGTGATCAGGAGGTCCTGAGTGCCCTTGGCGAAGAAGTTGCGCTCGGTCTCGTCCAGGTAGACGAAGTTGGACCAACACTGGAACATAAGGTCAGAGTACTTGACGGTCGAGACGGTGGTCCCGTTGAAGAAGGACACCACGGCGCGTATCGGGACGACCGTGCTTGTCTGAGACGGGAAGGTGACCGTCACGTCGTTTCCAGACACGGCCGACACGAACGCCGGACCAGTCACCGGTAGGCCGGCCACGTACTGACCGATGGAAGGAGTCGCGGGGGCGCCCGTAGGGCTCGAGAAGGTGTTGAATGTAATGAGAGCAGATGTTCCTGTAAGCGTCGAGGCACCCGTCACCTGCCCACTGACGACCGGGGCGTACACGTTCAGGGTCGTTCGGTAGGTCGTCGAGATGATGTTAGAGTTGGCAGTGTTGGAGAAGGCGACCACCGCATTAGAGGAAGAGTTGGAAATGGACTGAACAACCACCACGTTCGTCTGCAGGTTGGCGGTAGGGGCCGTTAGCATCATACCCGGGAATAGAGGGCCGGTCGACGAGGTAAATACAATGTTGGCCGTGTTAGACGTCGCGGCATTGAGGGCCGTGTCTGAAGACAGAGTGAAGGCCGTCCCCTGGGGCACAGACAGGGAAGGCAGATTGGTCAGACCGAAGTTGACCGTCGAGCCCAGGTTGGTCGACCAGGTGATGCGCAGCTCCACGTCGTGGAACTGCAGCGCCACCAGGGGCAGAGACACCGACCAGTCCTTGCAGAAGAAGAACTTCAGGGGGTAAAAGATCGCCTTCTGGTTCGTGGGGGTCGCCTGTGAAGCCGTCTGGTTGTTCAGGTAGCGCTGGGAGAAGTTCTGGGCGCCAGTCAGGGGCTCGATGTCGGTAGAGTACTCGAAGTCCTGGGTGTCGATGATCTGACCACCGATCATGAGCTCAACCTTGTCGATCACCTTGGACCAATCCAGATTGTTAACCACGGACCCATTGGTATCGCGGGCCGTGAAGTACACATAGCTGAGCAGGTCGCCCTTCTTCTCGAAGCGGATGGTCGAGATGCCACCAGCGGTCGGCTGACCCTGGATGATCTGGCGCTCGACGGAATGAGCATAATGGGTATACCGGCGGTAGTTGGACCGGAAGAAAGAAACCTCGGGCTTACCGGTCAGCCACGCGTCCTGAGCACCAGTTGCGACAAGCTGAACGATACCTCCGCTCATTTTACAATTGGTCTAGATTATTTTAGACGACCGAAAGAGGCGGCTGGGCAATTGGGTTTTTGTCGAGTTGCTGGATCGCCACGTCCATCGAGGCGTTGGTCGACAACGGGTTCATGCGACCCTTCTTCTCATTAAATTTATCAAATTCAGGACGCTGATACTGCTGGAAACGAGCGCCATTCATATGAGGAACCGGGAATGCCGTCGTCTCGGACCGGAGGCAGGATGGAGCACCGTTTTGGTTTATCGGATCCGTCCGGACGTTCATGCGCCCGGGCCCCTCTGGGCGGTTTCCACTCTCGCGGTAACCGCTCGATCGCGTCAGAGACTTGTCGGTGTAGGATGTTTCACCACCTGATGCGTACGGCTGAGCCACGTTGTACTGAGCCGGACCGTTCTCAAGGCCGTCGGCGCGGGACCCGGTCTCGTGACGGATTGTCGAGCGCCGAGTCTTTATGAAATCCGGGCGACCCTCTGGGCCCAAAAGGGCGCCCCCCTGACCCTCACCTTGGTTTTGGGCCGGAGGGCGGTACCACGCCTTGGTGTCCTTGGCCTGGTGCGTGATCTCACCGATGGTCGTCCCACCGTTCTTGACGACGGCGTCAGATGGACCGTTACGACCTTCGAGCGTCGTAAGGCGCTCCTCGTTGATGTTGTTGGGTAGGGCCCGGAAGAAGTCGTGGAAGCCGCCTGAAGCCGGCACGTCCGCATCGACGCCTAGACCTGGACCGACGCGCTTGCGTTCGATGGGCTGGAGATTGTTCATTTTGTTCGTGACATTCTGGCGGTTATACAGATCATAGACGGGCTGACCAAAAGGAAACCGTCCTGCATCCTGAGAGCGGTCCTGGAGAGACGGGATCTCGTTCTTGGGGCCGAGGCGATTGTCGCCGATCCGGCGGCCGAGATCTGGGGTCATAATTTTGAGATCAAAATAGTCCTTCGAGTGGTCACGGGCATTGGCCATGAGATCCACGTCACGACGGGTGATGGGTTTCGTGGTTGTCGATGAAGCCTGAGTGGCCGCCTCGGCTTGCGCCGTGGAATTATCACTCAAACGCTTACCGGCAAACACAAGACCGACTACGGCAGCAAGGGCCAATGGGTCCATGTTATTACTATTTACTTACTAAAATATCTCTGAACGAAACGAGTGTTCTGATCGTCGACGTACGTGCTGATGGGATTCCAACCCATCACGCGCTGCGGGATGGTGACGTAGCTGTTGGGAAAGTCAAAAGGCTTCTCAGTCCAGTTTGATTTCCACGCCGTCGTGGTCCGCTCGCGAATCATGCTTTCGACGTCGGTCTTGTCGGTCAGAACAACGGTGGCCGGACCCATCATCACACCCTCCTGAAGGACCACTGGACTCGTGTTCAGACGAGGCATTATTACTGTAGAGCCCGAAAAAAAACTCTAGATTTATTATAACAATGCCGTCTGCTCCTGCAGGTGGAGCTCGCGCGTCCCCACCTCGCCGGCGGCCGGCGTCCGCATCACCTGCTCGGGCCCGCCGTAGCGCTGGGCGTGGGTCCGCCCCGGCCCGTCTCGGGTCTTCTGTGAATCCCATGTATCGTCGGGCCTTTTCAGCCTCCCCGGGTGTTCGTCGCTGGAGCCCGGGACGTGCTCGCGGAGAGCGCGCTCGCCGGAGCGCACGTGCTGGTCCGGGCCGGCTCGCAAAGGGTCTCACTGGATTTTTGGCGTTACAGGCTGCCCTGATGGGTCGCAAAGTCAACACGCCCTATGTCGGAGCCAAGGGCAAGGCTCTGGCCATCTACCCCCTGGGCTCGACCATGGCGCCCAATAACCTGGGCCTGACGCGGACCATGGGTCGGCGTCACGAACTCGCCAAGTACCCGGCGGTAGAGCGCACTCGCCTCCGCCGCCCTCTGACGTGCGGTCGTAAGACGTGCCTGGGTGGTCAGCCAAACCGGAGTTTGTACGAGCCGAAAATGATTCGGAGCCATATTTACGGGACCAAAGTGCCGCGCAAATTTGGAAACCGTCCTCTTATAAATCTTCCTGTACCCGTCATATCGGCAGGAAACGTGCTGAAATTCGAGGCTCAGGGGTACCAGTTTCCCAAAAAGGTGATTCAGCAAGCCCATATGGGTCTGCCGATTACATCTAATTTCAAGATATCTAAAAGAACCCTCGAGGCGCTGGCGAACAAGGATCCCCGCCTGCTCCCTGCTCTTTTGGAGGCGAGCAAGTCCATCCCGAGCCGTTTCAACCGGTCAGGTCAACTCGCTCTGCCGGCGCCAGTCCAGCGTAAACTGGCCGCTTTGGAGGCCCGGGCGCGTACTGCAGCGATTTCAGGAACCGCAAAGGCTGTGGCCGCCCCATATAAGGTGGCGGCCAAAGCCCGGAATTTGACGGGGCGTGCAGCAGCCTCTGTGGGCCGCGGCGCGTCTTCGGTGGCGCGTGGTGCGCGTTTCGCGGCGAGCCTTCCGGGTCGTGGTCATCGCGCGATGATGCGTGTTCTGACGGCTCAAGAGCGCCGGCTGCCGAATTAACGGCCGTTGCCTGCACGCATCTGAGGACGCTCTGGGAATGTAGAATAGAAACGATCCGGGTCGCAAGCCTCGCCACCCTGGTCCTTGCAGATCGGGGAGAAGGGCTTGCCGTAGGCGCCCTGAGCGAACGCCGCCTGGTCATTAGGAATGGTCGTTGAAGCGACCGTGTAAAAATTACGTTCGGCGTCACGCTTACGCTCGAACGGGTGTATATTGCTCCACTGGACGGCAACTTCCTGCCGCACACTGGGGTACCATGCGGCACTCGGACGGTCTGGGTAATCGATGTAGTCCGTCGGGAGGACGTTGCCCATGGGGTTGTTGAACGAAGGCATGTATACAGCCTCACGGAACGGGCCTGGAGCGCGGCCATCACCCTGCGCCGGGCGAAGCTTGCCGTCCTTTATCAGGTTGGCGTTGTACAGGTAATAGAGGATAGCCAGGACCAGCACGGCCAGCGCGAACACGCGAGGGTCGCGATTAATGATGTAAATAAGGACTGATGCGTAAATAACAAATCGGGAAGTTGCCGCTACGCGCTCGCGGGCCGACTGCTTGGCGGTCGGCCAGAACTCGAGGAGTTTGTCGTTGCGAAAAATCTCTCGCGGGTCCATTCTGTAATAGTCTGAGAAATTACTTCTTTCGGCCCTTGGCCTTGAGCTTGGGCCGAGGGGCCTGCTGCTGCTGAAGACCACCCCCGAGGAGAGCCGCGAGCCCACCACCGCCCGCGCCACCCATCATCTGAGAGAGCATGTTGTTCATACCGGCCATCATCGCCTTCTCATCCATCTGACCGGAACCATTCGTCTTCATGTTCTTGGCGCAGTTCTCGGCAGCCGCCTCGATCATACTGAGGGTCTCGGGGGGGAACATGCTGATGGTGTTGCCCAGAATGTACATGGTCTGAATGTACTGCCAGATGGCATCCTTGGTCGTGGAGGTCGCCGCCTCGCTCGGCCAAACCACATGCAGGTTCAGACCCTTGACGAACTCGTTCTGCTCGCTGAAAAAGTCCGGAGACTTTGCCATCAGCTGGGATGCGTGAGGCCCAATTTTCTTCATAAAATCATCAAAAGTGGCGCGCGTGCGGGGGGCGGCCTGAGCCGTCTTGAATGCCTCTTCCTCGGGGAACGTTGCTACGAGTTCGTCGAGGAACTGACCCATCATCTCATTGAATGCCTGAACGGTCGTCATGTACTATATTTTAGGAATGATCTCCTTAACTAATATGGTTCTTTGGTCATGGTCTCGTGGGTCTCTGACCCGCGCGAAACGATAAAATATACCAGAAGGGCCACGAGGAACGCCGGCTTCATCATCTCGGAGTTCTTGATGGGACCCTCGTTGTTCATTTTGGCCCGGCCGTACACGTAAGCCATTGTGACGGCACCTGCGATTACGGCGGCACCTGCTGGTTCGCGGAGGTACTGATCCATTCTAGTAGTTGCTGAGCAATTTTTTAGCCCAATTTCTCGATGCGCTGCGGTCCGATGGGAATACCCTTCGTCTCGGCCGCGTCATCAAACAGGTTCTGCTCCATGTTATTCACAGAGGGCTCGCCAGCCGGAGTGCCTCCTGGGACGTTCGGTGGTGTCCCGCTGTTATTCACAGTCACCGTGTTGTCCACGCCTCCCGGAGTCTTACCAAACTCCATGTTGGATCCCGGCACGTTCATGGGGTCTGTGTTGTCGATGGGGTCCTCGTTCATGACGTCCGGCACCTCATCCTCCACCTCCGGGTCTTCATCCTCGTGATCCAGATTGAGGTCCTCACCGGCTGCGGGCAAGGGCAGGTACGTCTGGAGAATCTCAGCCGTCGGAACGAGATCCTCGATAACCTCGGCAATTTTCTTTGCAAATCGGGCCCGGAGGTCGTCGTTCCGAACCTCCTCAGTGTTATTCTCGGTGATGATGTGAGGCCGCTCATACAGATCCTTGGCGCACGCCTCGTAGCACCGCTGGACGAACACGTCATTCGCAGGCAGCTTGATACAAATCTTCTTGGACTTTTTGTCTGTACGGATCGAGCTCAGGATCTTGACGTGGATGACGAACACGGCCGCCATGAGGTTCGGAAACAGAGGCTGGTTCTTGATGATGGCCTCTGTATTCTTGAGGGAAATTGAAGAGTTCCAGGTCTTGATGGCCCGCAGGAGCTCCTGAAACACCAGAGTCGTGTTCTTCGACTTTTTTTCCGCAACCTCCTTCTTGGCCTCGAGCCAAATCTCCCAAAAGGCCTCAATCATGACTGGAGTCATCGCATCACAAAGCTTCTTGGTAAAGCGCCGCTCAGACTCGTTCAGAAGGTCCATTGGTATTACGTGTCATTTATTTGCACGAAACCTTACGCGTACCAATCCAGAATCTCTTTAATGACCGGATGGCGTTCAATCTCAGCGTCTGTGAATATCACGTGCTGGATCTGGTCCGAAGGCCTGAGGCGCGTCACAAAGTCGGTGAGTCCATTGACCTCGAACCCACGATCGTGCTGGCGAGGGTCGCCCGTGATGACCATCTTGGATCCTTCGCCGATCCGAGTCAGGACCATCTGCATCTGATTCGGCGTCGAGTTCTGCATCTCGTCTGCGATGATCCAGGACCCGTCGAACGTCCGGCCGCGCATGTAGGCCAGTGGGCACACCTCAATCTGGCGGTCCTCCATCATCGTCCGGATGTGATTCGGGCGGAAATGGCGGCCTAGGGCGTCCGTCAGCGGTCGTACCCACGGATCCATCTTGGCCTCGAGAGTTCCGGGCAGGAAACCGTGCTGCTCATCCACCGAGACGGCCGGGCGGGTCAGAATGATCCGGTTCACATGGCCGAGCTTGAGGGCCATTGCCGCCGAGTTGCACGCAAGAAGGCTCTTTCCGGTACCGGCCGGACCAGTACTCACGACGACTGGGATCAGGCGATTATCGAGAAGGGACTTGTAGCGAATCTGAACCAAGTTCCTCGGGCTGATCATTTGCCTTTGGTCACTCTTATTTTTTGGGCCATTTTCTGCATATTCATAAGACCCGGAAGGAGGTCGAACGGCGTGTCTTCCGCCTCTGGTTCGACAACGGCCTGAGTCTTGGGTTTGTCCCAGCGAACCTTGAAACTGACCGGGCCGATCATAGCCACCGTGTATCCTAATTTCTGAACCTGGCGACAAAGGTACTTGACAGCCTTGGGGAGGTCGTACCGTGGAAATCCCACGACGAACGGGGGGACCGTAAGGAGGGCTTCCTTGTGTCCTAGTTCGTGCGACGTGCGAATTTTGCGAGAAAATTGCTCAAGGATGGCTTTATAGGTCTCCTTCTTGACGTTCTGGCGAGCCTTTTCCAAGGCGGCCATCTCTTTGGCGGTCGGGGGCGACGCCATCTCTAGTCTGTTTTGTTATTTTTCTAACGCTGATATGACTCGAGCGGCGGTACCATCACAGGCTTGCTCAGAGCATCCTTGAGCTGGGCGTCCAGAGCGTTTTGGACCGTTTCCCACGACTCATACCGATCTGGCTTGTACGCCTTGGAATAGTCCACCTTGGCCGTGGGCGTCTCGTTTAGGATGTCGACCGAACCGTTCTGGTTCACCCGGGCCTGGACATCGATTTGTTCACCGTAGTAATTCTTGGTGTTCAGGAACATGAAGCGCGAATTGTACACGCCGTCACCCTGGTGATTGATGAACAGAGTCTCGAGGGGGCGATAGTCGTCCTTGGTCGCTATGATCGCATCGATGATAACCTGAGTCACGTCAGGCGACACGCGATCGCCCGTCTGAGTGATCGCTTCCTGTGCGTAGGTTGCCGTCTGACGGCTGTTCCAGACGAGGAATGCGATCACGAGCAGAAGGACTACTGTAATCAGGTCCTTCATATTACTTTAGCGGATGAAAAAAGTTGGTCGGCGCGTTTCGGGACGGACGAAAAAAACCGACTCAAAATTAATGGCCCTACTGGTCTACTCCGACAAGTGCAAATGGTCGCTCGAGATTATGACTTTCATCAAGAGCCAACCGGCTCTCATCGAGATTGTCCGATTCCATAACGTCAATACACAGGGTGTCCCTTCAAAGAAGATCACCCGGGTCCCTACCCTCGTGACCAATGAGGGTCAGATGCTCGTCGGTCAGGAGGTCAAGAACTGGCTCGTGTCTATGATCCCGAACGACTTTGACTCGTGGGACAGTACGGGCAATTTTTGTTCCAACTTGGATGGTACTGAGAACGCCTGCCTGTTCGATCTCGACAAGTACGGCGAGTCCCTCCAGCCGGTGATGACCCCTGAACTCGAGGAGAAAATTGCAATGAATGTAACCGAGGCGATGCAAAAATCCAGAACTTAGAGATTCGACGCGCCTTCAGAACAATGTACCTAAAAACCATCCAGGCTTCGGCCATAAAGGCGGTTTTTGAGGTGCTCAAGGACATCATCAATGATGTCAACGTGTACTTCACGGCTGCTGGGGTCCACATCCTGACCCTGGATACTGCGCGCGTGACGCTCGTCCATATGACTCTCGGATCCGAGAACTTTGAGGAGTATCAGTGTCCCACGGACATGGCTGCCGGACTCAACATGGGCAACATGTACAAGTTGCTCAAGTCCATCTCAGGGGCCGACACTCTAGTCATGCGTATGGAGAATCGGGACTATATCGACTTGCTGATCGAGAACCCGGTCAAAAAGTCGGCGACGAGCTTCAAGCTCAAACTCCTCGACATCAACGAAGACATCCTCGGGTTGCCCGACATCAACATGAACGTCGTGACCACCTTGCCTTCGGTCGACTTTCAGAGGATCGCACGCGACATGGGCAACCTGGCACAAGAGATGAGTATCATCCGCGACGGCACGTCCCTGACCCTGAGCTGCCAGGGCGACTTTGCGGATCAGACGACCACCATCGAACTTCCCGAGTCGGTCAACCGGACGGGCGCCAATTTCAGTCTGAAATACATCAACCTTTTCACAAAGGCGACGAATATGTGCGCATCGGTTCAGTTTATGCAGGATTCTACTAATGAAAATATGCCTATAGTTTTCCGGTACACGATCGCTAACCTCGGAGACCTCCGCTTCTATTTGGCTCCCAAGATGGATAGTTAAACATTTAGTAACGTAATACCAATAGATGGAGAGTAGGTACAAAGAAAGGGTCCAAGGGTGCAAGACGGAAGAGGAGCTCGTCGAGTATCTACTCTCGGCCATGCCTGTGATAAAGGAGTACACGGCGAGTGACGAGGCGCCTGCGACCGAGAAGGTGACGCGGGCCTTGGGATTCGAGCTCAAGACGCGCCGGGGCGTCCAGCGCCAGGACATTTACAAAAAGTACCTGGCCGAGGTTGAACATGAGTTTGACCAAGGTGCTACACAAGGGGCACCTGTCCACACATTGCCTTGTCTGGGGTGTGGTCAATTTTACACCAAAATATTCGACGAAGCGGTCAGTGAGGAAATCTGCGGGGCCTGTGGACGAATGGACTACGTGCAAGGTGAAGAGGTGGGATTCAAGGAGGAACAAGAGATGGAGAAACACGTCATATATTCTTACAAGCGTGAGAATCACTTCAACGAATGGATCAGTCAATTCCAAGCCAAGGAGTCGACGAGCGTGCCCGAGGAGGTCTTGAATCAGCTCAGGTCTGAATTTAAGAAGCAAAAGATCAAGGACCTGAATGAAATCACACACGAAAAAGTCAAGGCTCTCTTGAAGAAGCTAGACAAATCAAAGTATTACGAACACGTACCTTATATTGCAACTATACTCAGCGGTATCACCCCTCCAACGATGCCTCAAGCCCTTGAAGACAAGCTCCGTCTCATGTTTCACAAGATTCAAGCACCGTTCGAGAAGGTCAAGCCTGCAAATCGCAAGAACTTTTTGAGCTATTCATTTACCCTTTACAAATTCTGCGAACTCCTCGGCGAGGATGAGTACCTGCCGTGCTTCCCCCTCCTCAAATCCAAAGAGAAATTGTACATTCAGGACCGGATATGGGAGGCTATATGTCAAGAGCTCTCGTGGCAATTTATTCGGAGCGTCTAGTCACGCATGGCCAGCCACGGGAAGACCATCAGTTCCTCCTCGGTGTATGGTGGCGGCTCGAACTTCTCAAACTCGAGGGGTCCCGATTTGTCTGGGAAATTGATGAGCATACCCGCCTTGAGACCAGTCAGTTTCATATAGTTACGAATTTGATTACGAAATTCATCCTTGAGTCTCGAAGTGGACTTGAGCTCCAAGATGAACTGGCCAGCCACTATAAGGTCGGCACGAAGGTTACCGATGTTATGACCCCTGAATGACACGGGCAGGATCCGCTCAGACTCGTACGAAAACCCGTCTTCGCGCAGGGCGATTTCAAACGCGTTGTGATAGACGCGCTCGGAATAACCGGGACCAAGGGTAGTCCAGATGTCTTGGGCAAGCTCAATGCAGCGATCCATGAGTAGCCAAGATGTATGCAAATATGAAAACCTGTCCTAGGACCGTCATCTTGGCCAGGACAGGACCTGTTTTCCACTCGGCACCGTGCCACGTGGGATTGAGTGTAAATAGGGTATCGACCGCGACCCCTAGGCCGAGCCCCTTGAGAACGAGTTCCCTAGGGACCGGCCCGGACCATACGACCACCATCGCGGCCGCGAACATGGCGGCCGCAGTCGCGTCTTTGATTTGACTAATTTTCATACTAAATTAGACGTGGAAATTTTTAACGCATACGGGCCAGAAGCTGCGTGTTGGTGGGCGCGCCCGCCCCGATACGCAGAGTCCGTGCGCGTTCACGTGTCCGTGAACGGCTGCGCGAACGGGAACGGCTCGTTCCTGCGCCGCCTGCGATAGCCTTGGTGCCCACGCGACCAGCGAGCGTGGCTGCCTGGTAGGCGTTGCCCGAGGTCAGGACGTGAACGGTCGCACGGACGTTGTACGCAAGTCTCGGAATAAAATGGGAGATGATGGCCAAGAACGCTATGAACATCGTCCAAGCCAGGTAAAACTCGAGGTTCTGGCGGGCGCGGTTCCCCGCCTGTTCGTACTGTCCAATCTGGTTGTCCATGGCAGTGACGGTTCGGCTCGTCACGGATGTGACCACCCACTTGACGGCGAACATGGGATTGAACGCGGTCGCAACGGCTCCACCCACGTTAATAACCTGTTGACGGTTCGGAGCGTAGTTCATCGCGCGCGCGCCCCACGACCGGGCGGCCAAAGGGGCGTTACCGGCGGGCGTGGGCGCCATGGCGGGCAGGCCGCCCGCTGGCAGCTTCGGGAAGTGCATCACAGCCGTGATGGCCATGGCGCTAAACCCGAGGGCCAAAAGAACGCGACGGAGCGTAGAGCGGGACAGACACGACAGCGCCGGGGCCGGGTGTTTACGAAGCTCACGGCTGAGCGCCTGTTTGCGCTGCGGCGCCGGGGCCGCTAGGGCCATCTGAACTCCAGTGGTCAGGGCCAACCGACGGTTGTGACGGACCGAGCCGTTCACAGATGTGGAACGGGGACGCCACTGCTGGATTTCACGCAGGGTAGGCATGTATTAATTTAGATTGAGAATTTATTTAACCTTTAGGTACTTGCGGCTGATCCACTTGGCGTCCTGACGGTAAATGCGGGACGCACGGGGCAGCGTACGCTTGGTCAGGGTCCCGATGGCGACCAGACGGCGCATCACGGACAGGGGCTTCTCACCCTTGCTGATACCCTTGGTCAGAGCCTTGTGGCGGTTGGTCATGGCCTCGACCGGGTGGTAGCCGTACCGGGTGAGCATACCACCCTTGAGTGGGCCGATGACCTTCTTGGAGCGGCCGATCGCGCCCACATCATAGGCCGGAACCGACGCAACGCGGCGGGTCGTCGGCTTGCGCACGTACGAGTAGGCGGCGCGACCTTTGGTCGCCCGGACGGTGATCTTCTTACGCGAAAGCTTCACGATGTGGCTGGAACGGATGTGATGTTTCATTTTGAAATGTGTCGAGAAATTTACTGGGACAGACCCTTCATGAACAACTTGAGCTTTTGCTCCTGACCCGCTGCAAAGTCGAAAATGTCTAGGTCACCTGAATTTAAATTCAAAATTGGAAAGTCGTACGTGGCCCGAGAGCGCATCTGAGTCGCGATTATGACCATGGCGTAACTTTTCATGTCCTTTATTTCCGGAATTTTGTTCCATTCAAAAGCCATGACCAGCACGTCATCGCGCGGGTGGCTCAGAAATGGCGCGCACGGAATGGCCTCGGCCGTCGCACCATCTATGTAGTGCCATCCATCGTTCAATTTAGCAGAAGAAATGATGAAGGGTATAGCTACGGTGGCGCAGACGGCATCCACGACGTTCATATTAGGGGTCGAGTCCATCGAGAAATAGACCGTCTTGCATGTATTCACACAGTAGGACGAGATGTGGATTTTGATAGGGTACCAATCCCAGAGCTCCTTGAACGTCATGGTTCGCTTGCCCGTGAACTTTTCAACCATGTCCGAGAAGACGGTATGCAATTTTGAACTAGAAATGAGTCCCCACTCCTTGAGGAGGCTTTTGATATTGGGTTTCATCATTTGCTTTATGGGCACAGTAAGCGTAAAGTCGAGGACCTTTGTGGTGTCCCCCTTGCAGAGGGCGAACACAAAAGCCAAAAGGGCCCCGGCCGACGCTCCTGAAATCTCTTCAAGGTCATCGAGCCGGCCCGCCTGTTTTAGTTTGGCCAGGGCTCCCAAAAAGGTGAAATACCCCATGGCTCCTGGGCCAATGGCCAAGTACTTGACCATCCTTCTATTTTAAATGTAAATTAGGACGCTGGACCCGCCGCACGCTTAGTAGTACTGGGGGAACTGGGAACGCAGGGTCGCGAACACGATGGCGAACACCAGGGTGTGCACGCCCACGGCCGCACCAGACGTCTGGCCGCTGCGGAAGATGCCCGCCGAGCCCGGGGGCAGGGTCAGCAGCACGCCCGGGGTCAGCAGCACGAACAGCAGGGCCGGCACGAACAGGTCAGCCGTCGTCAGGCTGAGGCCCAGCACGTACGTGGCGATCGCCCAATAAAGGAGAGCCAGCACAGCGGCGTGCACGACCGCCTGAACCAGGAGGCCGGCGCCGGACGGCAGGGCCAGAAGCAGGCCCGGGCTGAGCACGGCGAACAATAGGGCAGGGGCAAGAACCTTGGGGCCGGTGATGTCGATCATTTAAAAGTAATCAACATAATTTTCGACCCATGCATAAAAGTTCTGGGAAGAGACCCGGTCTGAGATGATCGGTAGGCCTGAGATCGAGTTCCACATGACGACCTGGACGTGGCCTGGCTCGTCGTTCGTGTACCACTTCGTGGGCTCGAGTACGAGCTCGACAAACTGCGGAAAACCCGCGCGGCACTTGATGTAGTTCTGCTCCATATAGTTCCTCAGGTGCATCCACCCATCCAGGATCTCCTGAGAGTACATGTCCTGCCAGTCTTCGGGGTGGAGCTCGGGATCGAACTCATCCGAGCCGTCAGAATCGTACACCTGGTCGTAGTTGTACGCGTCACGCGAGTACTCGTCATTCAGACCCATGTCTGCTATTCTTACTGTAACTGGGCTACAGATCCTTAAGCCCGGACACCGTCACACCAGCCGTCTCTTTGATCGGCGCCGCATCCAGAATCGCCTGGAAGGCCCCCTCGACCTGGGCATCATTTCCACCGAAAAATGACCCAAGGCCCTTCTTGATCACATCCTTGGTGATTGCCCCCTTGGTCTTTTTGAGCTTAAAATTGACCTTGACCTTCTCCTGGACACGGACAGTGTCAATCTCGTGCTGCTGCATGTGTACGGTTACAAACTTGCGAAGATCCTTCTCGCGTCCGTTCAGAACGCTGAGATCTTTGCGAGCTGCAAGAAGCTGGGCTTTAAGAATAACCCACTCAGTCATTGCCGCTTTAAAATCCATTATGAAAGACGGCTACATTGTTTTTAACTTACAGAGGCGCGGAGGACAGTTCCTACGGAACTGGACGTTTACTGGTACTCCGGGCTGATCTCGAACTTGGGGCGCATGGTGTCGGGGGGAATGGTGCTGAGGTTGAAGATGGACACGGGGGTGCGCGGGTTGATGGGCTCCGAGCGGAACTGCTGGTTGGCGTTGCGCAGAACACCACCCAGGGTCTCCGGGTAGCCAATCTGGCTGCGCGGGTCCATGTAGTTCTGGCCGCTCAGAATCGCCTCGGGGCTGAACTGACCGAAATCCTCGGTCTGGACAACCTCGCGCGGGATGAGGCCCGCCGAGCTCATGTCGCCACCGGCCAGGTACGGGCCCTCACCCTGGGGCACCTCACCGGCCGAGCGACTGGAGGCGGCGCGAGCTTGCGTATTTGCGTACATAGAGTTGGACAGATTCATACCGGAGACGGCCGCGCCGGCTTGGGCGAAACGGCTCTTCTGAGGGGCGACCAGGAGTAGGAGAATCACAGCCGCGAGAACCATGATAGCCAGGCCCTTGCGATCCATTTATTATAGCGTGCGAATAAATTTTCGGGGACCTAGTCCAAGTAGTCGGCTGGGTCGTCCTCCTCGGCCTCGGGCTCGTCCGAGAAAAGATACTCCTTGGGGAAGTTCTGGGCCCGGCTTCCTGTGCGGACGCGGACCTGGATCACACGCCAGATGGGGCCGAATGACTTTTTCAGAAACCATAGACCGGCCAACTCGAAGACCACGTCGCACTGGGAACCGGCAGCCACGTCCTCGAGGGCCAGAGCGTTCTTCTGGCTGTCGAACGCCATCGTGACCACCTGACCTTTGACTGACGCGAGCGACGCGCCGAGGACGCCGTCCGTCACGCTCTCCTGGAAAGCGTTCGTGATCGTCTCGTCGCTGAGCTCCTTGCCGAACCACTCCACCTTGGACTCCTTGGCCTTGGCCAGAAGCTCGATGTCGATGGCCTCGAATGCCGCCTGATCCTCGAGCTTGAAATTGACCGACTTGGACGCGAGACCGTCCTGGGCCACGACGCCGTTCACCTGAAGGCGCTGTCCAGAAATCTTCAGAAAGTAACGACCGTCCGGCAGCTTCTGGGGTTTGGCGTACTCCATTATAGTACTAATACTAAAATCTTCTTTAATACTAGATGAACTCCTGCAGACAGGAGTTTCTGAACAAAGGATGCATGTGTTTGGCGGATCCCATGGACCCCCTGAAGACCATATGTGCATACATAAATCGGGAAAGTGGCCTCGTGTACCCATGCGATACTGGGTGCTGCGTGCCGAGATGTATGGATCAGGGGACCGGACCTCGATTTGATGTTGAAATTAGACGGTCAGGTGGTATTACCCTTCCACCTGGGTTTGGAGGGGAGGATCTTCCACAGAGTGCAGAACCGACCGAGCCCAAGGGGGCTGCTCCATTCAACCCCAGTCCCTACGGGGACGGTTGGAAAACCGAGGGCCTCCAGGATCGCAAGGTCTGGCATCTCGTCCTGTCTGGCCTGATTGTTTTGTTCTTGATCTTCATAGCATGTTGGGCACTCGAGTAACGGGGCTTAAAGACGGCCGTCTCAGGATATGTAGAAATGGCCACAGATACCCCTATTACCCTGGAGCTGCTTGCTAAGGAGCTGAAGGCGCTGCGCAAGGACGTGCGCAAGATCCGTCAGCACATCGAGGACCCGTCCGGTGAGAAGGCGGCCGTCCGTGCCCAGAACAATGGCTTCAACAAGCCCCTGGACATCACCCCCGAGCTGCGCGCTTTCCTGGCTCTGCCGGAGGGTGAGAAGATCTCCCGTTCTCAGGTGACCCGCAAGGTGAACGAGTATGTTGAGCAGAAGGGTCTG